AGACTCAACAAGAAGTTGAGCTCGACACCGATGGAGTCAATGAGGAATCTGTTAGTGTTGACCAACCAAAAGAACCAGATCCAGCGTTTCAAAAGAAAGAAGACGTGGACCTGGGTTATACAGACGTTGCTCAAGAGACGAAAACTGAGGAAGAAAAACCTGAAAAAAAGGAAGAATCCAAAGTAGAAGTTGAAGCAAACGTTGAAGAAAACGTTGAAGAAAAACCAGTTGAAACTAAACCTGATAATTTGAAAGAGAGACAATCAGGTTTTCAAAAAAGAATCAACGAGTTAGTCTTTCAAGCAAAAGAAGCAGAAAGAAGAGAAAAAGCTGCTTTAAGTTATGCTAAGGGACTTAAAAAGAAATATAGTGGTATTGAAGAAAAATTAGATACTACTGATAATAACTACTTAAAAGAAATCCAAGCTAGAGTTACTTCAGAACAAGACAAACTTAAAAAGTCTATGAAAGAAGCTTTAGATGCTTCGGATTCTGAAAAAGTAGCTGAGATTAATCAACAATTGACTAAATTAGCTGTAGAAAATGAAAAGGTTAATTTAACGTTAGCTGAAAGAGAATCTCAGAAAAAGCAAAAAGCAAAAGATTCATCAAAAGATGATAAAATACCAGGTGAAGAACCTGTACATCAGATCAGTAAGAAAGCTCAAGATTGGGCTTCTAAAAATGAGTGGTTTGGCACAGATAGAGTAATGACTGGTGCTGCAATGAGCATTCATGAAGATCTATTAGGGGAAGGTATTGAATCTGAAAGTGATGAGTATTATAATAACATTAACAAACGAATGAAGGAGTATTTCCCTCAAAAGTTTGCCCAGGATTCGACTGCTAAAGAACCCTCAACTAAGCAACCCGTCCAAAATGTTGCTGGGGTAAGTCGAAGACAAGGAGGACGCAAGTCTGTGAAACTCACCAAATCGCAGGTAGTAATCGCTAAGAAATTAGGGGTGCCACTAGAGGAATACGCAAAATTCGTGAAGGGAGGAAACTAATGCAAAAGATAAGAACTTCACGCGAGTCTGATTCTCGAAAAAAAGTCGAGAGAAAAAAAGATTGGACTCCATCATCCAGTTTGGATGCACCACCTGCTCCGAACGGTTTTGCTCATCGATGGATAAGAGTAACTGTTCAGGGTTTCGAAGACACGGGTAACGTGTCTAGAAAACTTCGAGAGGGTTGGGAATTTGTTAGAGCTGACACACTATTAAGTGAAGTCGGTGAAAATGATTACCCAGTCATCAACGAAGGTAAACATCAGGGGTTAGTCGGAATTGGAGGCCTTGTGTTGGGGAGAATACCTTTAGAGATTCTCAAAAGCCGTGCCGAGTATTTTAAGAAAATTACTCAAGATAGAATGAACGCGGTTGATCAGGATTTGATGAAGGAACAACATCCAGACATGCCAATCAATATTGAGAGGCAGTCTAAAGTGACCTTTGGTGGTAGTCGCAAAAATTAATTTTTTTGCTATTGCTACATGGTCTTAAAAACATAACGTTAAAAGAGAGGTAAATACATGGCAAACGTAAGTGAAAAGTTCGGTCTACGACCGTACAGAAAACTAGACGGTACACCATTAGTAGGAGCTCAAAACAGATATACTGTTAAAAACAACTATGGAACTGCAATTTTCCAAGGTGATTTGGTAATCCCAACATCAGCTGGTAACATTGAAAGACATACTGCTGGAAACGGAACAGCTGTTGTGGGCGTGTTTAACGGAGTGTTTTATACAGATCCAACGACTCAAAAGCCAACATATAAGAATTACTACCCAGGTAGTGTGGCTACTGACGACATCACAGCTTTTATTGTTGATGACCCAGACGCTGTTTTCTTAATGGATGCTGATGAAGCGTTTACAAGAGCAGATCTATTTAAAAACTACTCTGTTACAAATACGACAGGTGTAACACAAACAGGTATTTCGAAAGTACAACTAGATGTAAGTGCTTCTGGAACTACGACAACTTTCGCTGTACAAGCGTTAGATATTTCGCAGGACCCAGACAACAAAGATACAGCTACGTCAAACGCGAATATACTTGTAAGAATAAACAATCACTTCTACAGAAGTGGTACAGGATTAGCATAAGGAGGATAAATCATGGCTATATCACGATCGCAACTAGTTAAAGAACTAGAGCCAGGTTTGAACGCTTTATTCGGCCTGGAATATAAAAGGTATGAAAATCAGCATGCTGAGATTTATACTACAGAAACATCTGACAGAGCTTTTGAAGAAGAAGTAATGTTAAGTGGTTTTGCTTCTGCACCAGTTAAACAAGAAGGTGCTGGAGTTGTGTTTGATCAAGCAAACGAAACATTCACTGCTAGATACAATCACGAAACAATCGCTTTAGCATTCTCTATTACTGAGGAAGCAATCGAAGATAACCTATACGACAGACTTGCAGCGAGATACACAAGAGCTCTTGCAAGATCAATGTCAAATACGAAGCAAGTTAAAGCTGCAAACGTATTGAACAACGGTCAAGTAACATCAGTGACTGGTGGTGATGGAGTTACATTAATTAACTCTGCTCACCCATTAGCAACTGGCGGAACTTTTTCTAATGTTCTTTCAACTGCTGCAGACCTTAACGAGACATCATTAGAGCAATCTCTAATTGATATCGGTGCTTTCGTTGATGAAAGAGGCTTAAAAATCGCTTCTCAAGGTGTAAAAATGATAATTCCAAAAGAATTACAATTTACAGCAGAGAGATTAATGAAGTCTCCACAAAGAGTTGGCACAGCTGACAATGACATCAACGCTATCGCTTCTATGGGTATGGTCCCACAAGGTTACAGAGTTAATAACTTTTTAACTGATACAGACTCATACTTCATAATGACTGATGTACCTAATGGATTCAAAATGTTCGTTAGATCACCAATCAAAACAGCGATGGAAGGTGACTTTGATACTGGTAACGTTAGATTTAAAGCTAGAGAAAGATACTCATTCGGATTTTCTGATCCAAGATGTGTATTTGGTAACGGAAACTTACCAACTTCTTAATAGTTTAAATACTAATTGAAGTATTAATTTAAAGGGGCGGTGCATTTGCATCGCCCCTTTTTTTATGTTAATAGAAAAAAAAATGAACTTCATATTTCTTAAAGAAAATTCATACCCTAAGATAGCTTGTAATCAATTAATTGATTTTTTTGAAAATAATAAAAATTTATCAAAACCTGGTGGTGCAGGTAAACACGTTTTACAAAATTTAGAATTATCACTTACAATAAATAGAAATGATGCTTTTTGGGGATTAGGTAACACTATAATGAATGGTATTAAAGATTATTTAAAAGAATATAAATTGTTTCATGAATGTTTACCTGAGTGGGGTCTAGATCAAAACATACAATTATGTAAGTTTGAAGCTGGTAAAAATTATAATTTTACTCACTGTGAAAATGATGGTAATCCAGATCATATAAAAAGAGTTTTGGCTTGGATGTTAAATCTGAATGACATAAAAGAAGGTGGAGAAACACAGTTTATTTATCAAAATTTTAAAACAAACCCAAAGGCTGGAAACTTATATATTTGGCCTGCTGGTGCTACACATATGCACAAAGGTATTATTGCACCTAATGAAGATAAATACTTCGTATCAGGGTGGTTTATCTTTAAATAAAAATAATGTATAATCTAAAGACCTAGAAAAAATTATTATGTAGACTGGCTAGGCAGACGGTATAGAGACTACATAATGAATGCTATACAAAAGGAGAATATTATGGCTAATACAACTTTTTCAGGACCAGTCCGATCGGAAAATGGTTTTGAACAAATAACAAAAAATAGCTCAACAGGTGCTATTACAGTCGAAGCTACATATGATGCTAGACCTAACTTTAGACAAACAGTAGACAACTCGACTCTAAACACAGGTGCTGCTGTAACTACAACTTTAACTACTTCTCAATCGGGAACAATTTTTGAAGTTGATGGAACAGATGACATTGTAGTTAACATGCCAGCTTTAAGCACAGCAAACGTTGGAACAACTTACGAGTTTTTCGTAACAACTGCTGTAGGCTCTGGTAAAACTGTTACTTTTGTTTTACCTGGTTCAGGTGTATCAAATTTCTTTGGTGCCCTTGTGCTTATGGGTGGAACAGCTGCTAACCCAGCAAGTGACGTTGCAGGTGACACTTTAACGTTACCAGCATCAGTTGCTGTAAACGCAAGAGTAAAATTAACTTGCATTAAGGATGATGGTACTAACTCAACTTGGAAAGCTGAGACTTTATCAACTCCGATTGCAACAATCGCGTAATAATTAATTAGTGGCTCCTTCGGGAGCCACAAACAATAGGAGAAAAAATTATGGGTGGATCAAGTTTTTCATCAGACCAGTCGAGTGCTCATGCTACGTCTACGGCACAAATGGTACCTACGACTCAGCGAGCAAGATTGACTTCAATACAAGCCAAAGGAAATTCAGCTAGTGGTTCTATCATTTTTAAAAGCGGTGGTGGTTCAGGCACAGTAATAGCTACTTATCTTCTTGGAGAAGAAGGATTAGATGTATATGTTCCAGGAAGTGGAATTTTTTTCAAAGAAGGTATACATGCTACCATTTCTGGTACTGGTGGAGTCACAATTACATATACGTAAAATGTAAATATACTATTTAGAATAGGAGACTACTATGCAATTACTTAAAGAGACTATTGAACATATGTGGAAAGATCACAAAAAAATGGTGATCGGTGCAGGTGTTGTATTTGTTATATTAATTATCGCAGCACTATAAGAGGGTTTATGTTCGATGGCATATTTAAATGCAAATATACCCGTCATTTATTGTCAAGTAAGACGGGAATATCTTTATGATCTCGAGAAACACCATGGAGAAGTTGAAGACTGCATGGTTTTTGGCATTGCATCAATGCCAGGACGTTCTTTACTCTTTCATGCAATTATGCAAAATGGTGGGGTCTACTATCGTCTCCCGATTAGTGCATTTCTTCAACACGGGTTTGATGTCAAAAAAGTTCCTAGGACTCGACTTAACGAGTTGGAGCTTTGGAATTGTTTCAG